CGCGGCTTTGAAAATAGAATGTATCAATATGGTATGCGTATACGTGTTTATGGCGATACTGCACTGCGTGTTGGTGATATGGTTAAAGCAAAAGTGCCTGACATTTCAGGTGTTACTGTTGAACCTAAGCAGCAGGAATTATACTCAGAAAATTATGTAGTACGTACTTTAAGACATAGATTAGATAAAAGAGATAATGCTGAGTTTGAACATTTTATGATTTTAGATATACGTAAACCAAATATGAAGAAGGCAATATAATATGGCGCATTATCATTTAGGTGATACTTTCCGCTGGTTTATTGCACGTGTGATAGACATTAAAGATCCAGAAAAAATGGGTCGAGTTCAAATACGTGTTATTCATGAGCAAACCGGAGAGCTTGGTAAAAAAGTCGATCAATATGGATTTCTAAATGAAGAATTGCTATGGGCTTATCCAATATCTGCAATTCAATCTGCTTCGTTATCTTGGAAAAAAGTTGTAGAGTTAGAAAAATTTGAAACACCAGATTGGGTAGATGCAGTAGGTTTATCACCAACTGGAATTGCAGTTGGAACATACGCATTTGGTTTTTATCTAGATGGTTATGAGCAAAACATACCAATGATTTTTGGTACGTATCATAAGCAATCTATTTTCCCAGAGCCAGGAACTAAGATAGAAGAAATGCTTCAGGATACACCAGCTGAAGAAGATTACAAATATCATGATGTATCTGCATTAGCAAAAGGTTTTTTTGAAGATCCAATAACAGAAGAAGGTGGGCCAGGTCAAACGCTTCCAAAAGAACCGTATGAATATTCAAAACTGTGGAGAGATGAAAAAGACGATCCTCTAGCTATTACTACAGTAGATGAAATGCCTACTGCCTATAATACAGAGTATCCTTATAACTTAACTTATACTACAAAATCTGGCCATGCAATTGAATTAGACGATACACCTGGCCACGAACGTATGCATATGTGGCATAGGTCTGGAACATATGAAGAAATTTCTAATGCACCAGCTAATCCTGGTATTGATGCTGACCGCGGCGAAGTAAAAAATGTATATCCTGAAACCGGTCCATCTGGTTGGAATTATACAACTGCTGGCGGAGTCGCGGAACCAGATTGGAAGGGTCGAAGATCTCGCAAAACAATGGACTCATTTTTTGAGACTGTTATAAAAGATAAAAATGAGTTATTGCAAAGAGATCATAATGTATCAATTGCAAACACTCAAACTGTAAAGATTGGTAATACATATCATTGGACAGTTGGTTATCAGGATCCTCCACCTAATCGTGTTAATGATGATGGTTCTACGAAATATGATGGTGGTGCAATCGATCAATATAACTTATATTTAGATGTAGCAAACAATGTTACACTTACTGCTGGTAATAATAGAGTTGTACAAGTTGGTTATGAAATAGAAAAGGAAAGACGTTTAAAAGATACTAATTCTAAAGATATGTTTGTTGATGTTAAAAACAATTATTCTACAACAGCAAATAATAATTATTACTTAGCAGTTGGTGTTGAACATAAAGACGAACGCACCAAAGCTGACGATGATTCTCGAAGTATGTTTATTGATGTAGCAAACAATATGTATATGTTTGTTGCAAATAATAACTCTGTTAGAATTAATGGTAATCATGGCCACAAAACATTGGGTAACAGTCGTGTTTCTGTTGAGTACAGTTTAGATGTAAAATCAATGGCGTTAAATGTTGAAACTCTAACTGGTACTAAATTTAATAGTGATGTAACTATAGGATCTAAAAATGCTAATTATAATTTGTATGTCAATGGATCTCTTGGTTGTTCACTTGGCGCAAACGGATCTTTTACAACGCCTACGGGTAGAACTGTAACTGTTAAGAATGGAATTATTACGGATATTGTATAATGTCAATACAAAATACTGTTGATCAAATTAATGAAATAACAGCTGAGTTAGAACGTGCTACAGGCGTTACCTTAGTTGAAGTGCCTGGTCCGCCTGAAGGTACTACTGCAAGTGTTCCAGGCGAGTTTAGCTGTGAAAGACTAGAACTTTTAATGGATGAACATATTGCAGCTGTTAAAGAAATCATTACAGATAAAACTTCTGAAATTTCAAATATCATGGCGCTGTATGCTCCTATTTTAAGTGTACCGAGCGACCCAATGAAAATTATTGGATGGGCAAAAAAAGTTGTAACAGGAGTTGCTGGGCCTCAGGTTGCTGCAGCAATACAACTTGCAACAGAAATTGCTAGCCTAGCAGGCGCACTCGCAGGATTAGCATCAGCTGTAGCTAATGCTGCTACTCGATTAGCAGATTGTATTGAAAATGAAATACGCACAGCAATGAAAGAAATTCAAGATTCTGTGATGGAAAATGCAATTGTTTTGTATGATCAGGCTACTGCCATTTATGAAAATGTAAGAGATGATACGCTCGATCAACTTGGTTATAACGAGTTACTTGATCTGTCAGCTGATGTTCAGGCTCAAATTGATCAGTTAGATGCGCAGCTTGCAAACATTAGTGACTCAACTGATCAAATACAACAAGCAGCAGACGATTTAAATAATATTCAAATACCAGGATCATATTAATGTCATACGATACTTCGGCAATAACTCAATTACAGAGTGATATTTCTACGCTACAAAATAATTTAGCTACATTAGAGGCAACTAAATCTGCTGCAGCTAATAACGCAGACGTTACACCAGACCCATTAAACGTAAGTGGCAATAACGTTACGCTATCTGCCGACACAACTGTCACTATTCAAGTGGGTAGCAATTCCATTACGATAACAGGAAGTGGTATTACTATTTCTGGGTCAGCTGTTGATTTACCAACTGGTTCAACTGTTGATGGTGAAACTATTATTGTACAAGACGTGTTTGATGCTCACACACATGGCTCATCTGGATTGTCTGCATCAAGTACGTTTAATCCTGCAACTAATGGTGTATCTACTTCAATAAGTGGTGATACTGATGCTCCCAATTAATATAAATAAAAGATAAATAAAAAAGAGTCTAACATGGGCGTAAAGATAGCAAAAAAAGATTTTGAATTTCTACAGGCCGGCAGGCCCGAAGAAGTTTATAGTGATTTTGTGCATACCTTTTTACCACATCCTCACACTGCTCAAATTACTCGTAAAGTAAATGTAGAAGCAGTAAAACATTCTTTGAGAAATATTATTTTTACGAATAAATATGAGAGATTACGTAATCCTGCGTTTGGTAGTAATCTTACTCGTTATTTGTTTGAACCTTTACAAGATTATATCTTATCAGAAATAGAAGATAATATTGAAGAAACAATTAAGCTATATGAACCTCGCGTCAATGTTACTAGCGTTAAAGCTACATCAGAATACGATGACAACACTGTCAACGTTACCATTAGATTTTACGTATTAACTTCTCAAACAGAAGAAGAAGTTGATATTGTACTTTATAGAGTAAGATAAATGGCCCAGTCAAGTATTAACCTTACAACACTCGATTTTGATAGTATTAAAAATAATCTTAAGACTTATTTAAAGTCACAGAGTATTTTTAGAGATTATGATTTCGAAGGATCTAACATCAGCGTATTGCTCGATATACTAGCATACAATACAAACATCAATGCTTTTTATATGAATATGCTAAGCAATGAAATGTTTTTAGATTCTGCTATCATGAGAGATTCTATTGTGTCACATGCAAAAGAATTAAACTATGTGCCACGTTCATTTAGATCTGCTACTGCAACAGTAGATATCACAATACGCGATACACAAGCAACTGCTGGTGCTGTTGTGATTCCTCGTGGTACGTCGTTTACCGGAACAGCTGGGAATAAGAACTTTACTTTTGTAACTGCTGATAACGTATTAGCATTAAATCCTGCAAATGATAACGATCAGAATACTTATATAGCTTCTGCTATTAAGATATACGAAGGCGATCTAAATTACGATTCTTATATAACAAACTCTAATGCAGCTGAAAGATTTATTGTTACAAATAAGACAGTTGACACTAATAGTATTAGAGTAACTGTAATTGAAGATAATGGTGAAAATACTTATACGTATTTAAAAAGAGACAAGTTATTTGGTTTAGATTCTACATCGCTAGTTTTCTTTTTACAGGCTGCAGAAAATGATACGTATGAAATTCTTTTTGGTGATGGTGTAATTGGTCGCAAACCAAAAGATAACTCAGTTGTCTTAATCGAATATCGTGCGTGTAATGGCGAGTTACCAAATGGAATTAGAAATTTTAGAGCTGACGATGATATTGGCACTGGTGTTGTAACTGATGTTTCAGTTTCAGTTGATGCAGAAACAAAAGAAGTGCTAGCAGCTCAAGGTGGTTCTATTGCAGAATCTATTGAGTCAATTAAATTCAATGCTCCTCGTGCGTTTGCAACACAAGAACGTGTAATTACTTCAGATGATTATAAAACTCTGTTAAAAGCAAACTTTTCAGAAATTAATGATGTTGCTGCGTATGGAGGTGAAGCAGAAGATCCACCGCAATTTGGAAAAGTATTTGTTGCTATTGATTTAAAAACTGCAGATGCTTTACCGCCATCAAGAAAAGCAGAATATTATAATTTTATTAAACCATTATCAGCTTTGGCAATAAATCCAGTGTTTGTTGATCCACAATATACTTACATTAAAGTTGATAGTTTAGTCAAATATGATATTACACAAACAAGCTTAAATATTGATGATATTAAACTTTTAGCTAGCTCAGCAATACAAAACTATAATTTAACAAACATTAATGGGTTTGAAAAAACTTTTAGATATAGTAATTTAGTTAGTGCGATTGATTCTGCACAATCTTCTATTATTAGTAATGATACTGATACTTATGCTATTAAATCATTTGTAGTTGATCAATTTTCGCGAAACTTTACTATTAATTTTGGATTCCCTTTAAGAGATGATATACCAGGAACTTTAGCCAATCACGATTCGAATCAAATTAAAACAGTCTTTTCATCACCATTTATTTTTGATGGAAAGGAATGTACTATAGAAGATGATGGTTTGGGTTTCCTTAATATTGTATCAGGTAATGATGAATTTCATGAAATTGTTAGGCCAACAGGTACCGTCAACTACAAAACAGGCGTTGTCATTATAGAGAATTTTAGGGTTCAAAAAATAGTTCAAGAAAATTATTTAAATCTTTACGCAAGAACAAAAGGAAAAGACATCACGCCAATTAATAGAACTATTCTTTCAATTAGGGATGTTGATGTTAACGTCAAGGTAGAACAGGTTAGACTTTAATGTTTGATATAGAAAAACAAATATCTCCTCTTATAGAAAGTCAGTTTCCTGATTTTTATCAAGAAGAAGGACAGTTATTTGTTGCATTTGTAAAAGCTTATTATGAGTGGATGGAAAAAAATCAATTTATAGATGCAAACGATAATACTGTAAAAAACGTTTCACCTGCTCTATATCACTCACGTAGATTGCCAGAGTATAGAGATATTGATACAACGTTAGATGATTTTATTCTTTCATTTAAAAATAAGTATTTGTCTAACATTCAATTTAACGTCGCATCTAATAAGAAACTTTTTATTAAAAACTCATTGGACTTTTATCGTTCAAAAGGAACAGAGCAAGCAGTTGATCTCTTTTTTAAATTAATATATGGTTTAGAAGCAAGAATTTACACTCCTGCTGACGACTTATTTAGACCGTCAGACAATACGTGGATTAACGTAAACTACTTAGAAGTTGTTGGTTCTAAATCTAATCTTAATATGTTAGGAAGAATGGTATATGGTTCTTTAAGTAATGCATCTGGCTATGCTGAAAGAATTAATAGAGTCAAAAAAGGTGGTCGTTATATTGATGTTATTCAATTAGCTAATATTACAGGTGATTTTAAAACCGGTGAACAAGTAGAAACTCGTGATTTGACTCAAAATGTAACAACAAAAATTATTGGTTCATTTTCTAATTTTGATGTTACAATTTCTAAGCCTGGGTTTACTATAGGTGAGCAATTATATGTAGATGGTGGTAATGGTAAGAGAGGTAAGGCTACAGTAGCAAATACTGCAAACTATACTGGTGTCATTGAGTTCGAACTTTTAAATGGTGGGTGGGGATATACTAGCACCGCAGAAGTTCAAGGCTCTGATGTGATGTTTAATTTTAGCACATTATCAGTAACCAATAATCAAGTGTTTGCAGTCAATAATCCATATCAAACTTTTGAAATTGTTAGACAAGATCTTGTAAGATTAAACTTTGCAAATATAGAACCATTTTCAATTGGTGATGATTTGTTTGCGTACCATGCAAACAATGACGTTAGCTTTAAAGGTTCTATTGTATCAATAGACATTGACAGTGACTATGTGACTGTAAATTACGATGCTGATACTTATTCTAATACTCTAATTCTTACTACAAATACATTTTATACAACAGCAAACGCTTCAAATTATACTGTGTCTAGTAATAATTTAAACGTAACTGCCACAGGTAATGTTGTAGGAACTTCTGTAAATATGTTGCTTGAATATTCAACAACAAATATTGATTCAGATGCTACACTCAGACTTAAAAAAGATGATGTTTTATATCAAAAACATCCGAGTGATAAAATTTATGCAAATGGAAATGTAACTGGATTATTATCACAAACAAATACTACAACCGGTGCAGTACGTTACTTTTTAAACGTTGATAGAAATGTTGGTGCTTTTAGAAATAATGAACCATTTTATAGATTGCCAAGACCGGAAGAGTCAGATATTACCATTGATACCGAATATACAATTTCCGGAATATCCAATGTTAATATGGGTGTTATTGACGTAACAAATCCATTTTATGATTCTGCTAATGTTATAGGAACTACTTCAGGTACAATTGGTAATGCACGAAGATTTACTTATCAAACAGAAGCAGCGTTTACTGTTAAGCAAACTTTTTCAGGTGACGTTGCTGATGCAGCGTTATCAGAATCACAACAATTAGAAAACTTTTATTCTAACGAATTGATTTCTGATATTTCAGGGAATACCATTATTAATTTTGGTGTCCTTGCTGCAGGAAATACATCACCTGGATATGGCTCTGATTTACTTTATAATACAACTAACCCAGTAGAGTATACAAATACATCAATAACAGACGCAATTGGATTAGCTAATATTGAAATTGGTTCTATCGATTCTATTATTACTACAAACCCAGGTAGAGGTTATCCAGTAGATCCATACTTTATTATATACGAACCAAAAGTAAAACACATGGAGCGTTATGACTTTGAAATTGTATATAATAAAGAAGCTGAAGAAAAGAATTTTATCATTGGTGAAACAATTCAATTATCAACAAACTCTAATGTAAGAGCTAAGATTTATTACCATAACAAAGATAGAGGAATTATACGAGCAACGCGAATACACATAGCAGATAATTGGACAACCACTGATGATATGAGACCAGGAACAATTATTAAAGGTGTTCAATCAAACGTTACTGCTG